TTATTCATATTTGAAAAAACGAGTTGAGTTTTTTTCTTTTACTTTTAGCCCTAGCTGAAACAGATATTCTTTCTGCTTCATTTTCCACCTTTTAAGAACGGCTAATGTTTCATCATCTAAACTAACATCACGCTTAGAATGTTTAGTTTTTGGCTGTTCCAAATATAAGCGTCTGTTTTCGCCTCTAGCGAGCGTTTGAACAATATGGATACATTCATTCTCAAAGTCCACAGAATCCCACTCAAGGCCTAACAATTCACCCTGACGACAGCCAGAAGCCGAAAGTAATTGAAAGAACGTATATATATAATATGGTTGTTGTTCCTTGCTACACTCTAGGAACTGCGCTAATTCTTCTCTGGTGTAGTAGTTCAAGCGTTTTTCTTCATACACTGATTCTTTTCTTTTAGGAACAGTAATTCGTTGTGTTGGGTTGCTGTCTACAATGCCTAAACGAATGGCAAATTCAAATATTCTACTAATATCTGTGATAAAGTCACGGTACTTAACAAATTTCTTCACGTTTTTATTCGCAAACTTTTGTATTTCTGTTACTGTGATTTCATCTATCTTCTTTTTACCAAATACAGGTAACACATGAACTTCATACTGGTTCATAGCTTTTACATACGTACTTTCTTTAACAGTATGCTTATAATTTTCTTTCCACAAATCAAATATTTCTTGAAACGTCTTAGAATCTTTTTCCGGGCGGTTGAATTCGCCTTTTTCATATTGTACTTGAAGCCTGCTTAACGCAAGTTGGGCTTCTTTTTTTGTCTTGAAATTTCTTCTTGTTGTTCGAACTTCTTTTCCAGTTTCTTCATTAACACCTAAGTAAGTTTGAAATTGCCAAGCAGTTGAACCATCTTTTTTAGTATATTTTTTAATACTTGCCATTATATTTCCCTCCGTGTTACTACACTGGGGCGTGAGAGGGAGAGGGTTAGTTCAAGTCTTCGTCGGAAATTTTTTCTAAAAGCTCTTTTACTTCTTGTAGCGAGCTTTTCCAAAATACAGGCGTTTCTTCTCCGTTTTTTTTATATGAGCTAATGGCCATTGTTGCGTCTTCTATGAAAGTAGAGAATTTGTTCACTATTTCTTCTTTATTAGGATATTTTGTCTTGTATACGTTACTCAAAAAGAAGAGAGTATATGCTATTAATTCAGCCTCACCAGGGCCAAGCCTTTGTACTACGTTTTCATGTGAGATCCAATTTTGTATCAGTTCTTTATTTTGAGTAAATTCCATAGATGATAAGTTATTTTCTATATCATCAAGGCGTTCTGATGAAATGTTTGTTGTTCCGTCTCCAATAGAAAATACATCCGTTAAAGTTCTTTCTCCATAAAGTAAATACATGGTTGAAACAGAGAAGTGTTGAGAGATTGCCTTCAATCGTTCATTACTAGGCATACTTTTACCAGCTTCCCATCTAGAAACAATGCTTTTACTGGCTGGCGGATAAAATAACTCACCAAACTGTTCTAATGTCATTCCTCTTGAAGTACGTAAGCTTTTAATACGTTCTCCAATTTTACTTTTATCTAAAGATTGTTGATTTTTAGTCATTCTCGACCTCCATATCAAAAAGTTGTACAAAGTTACTTTTTTCTATTGACAATTAATTCTATCATAGTATATCATATAGTTGTGGTTACGTGAAGTGACCTTTTAAAATATCTAAAAGTGACGCAAAGGTACGTAAAAAGGAGGTGGAATTATATGACAATGGAAGAAACGCTGCAACAATGGCGCAAAGAGGAGTTCTCAAAAGCGCTAGAAATGATGGAAAAGGCTATCGAAGTGAATACTAGCCAAAATAAAATAAAGAAACAGCGAGACGCTGCGCAATTCTTCAATATTAGTACAAATACATTACTTTCTTGGGTTAGAAATGGCGCTCCTGAAATTCGTTTAGATTCGGGCATGCCGCTCTACAATGTAGAAAGTATTCAAAAATGGCTAATGGAACACGAAAGATAAAAATAATCTACTACACTGGGGCGTGCTGGGGGATTAGGGAAATGTAGAAACGTTTCTACATTATAGAAAAAAATAATTATTGGAGGAATAAAAAACATGAAGAAAAAAGTTGAAATGATTCAAATTAGAAAAGTATTTGAAGTTGGTGAAGAAAATGTGACAGATATTGAAGCGCTAGATAAAAATTATCCTTGTGTAAAAGTGCATTTTGAAGATGGTCTAAGCCTTGAAATTTCTGGAGATTATAAGTTGCTTGAATCGACAAATGAAGATGTAAGTTTACCAATATTTCTATAATGAAGACAAAGAAAAAGCCTTAAACGCTACCGACCAAAGTTAGACGTTTAAAGGCAAGGCAAAATAAGATGGTATACAAATACCTATTTATATATTCATTATACCATCTTTGAGCCTGATATAAAAGCTTTTGGAGGTAATAAAATGAAATTTAAAACAAGAAGAAGACTTTTTATTGTTGCTTTATTAGCCGTTGTGTCGCCATTACCACTTTTATTGAAAGCAATGGTTGCAGCACCAGCGATTGAACTATTATTGCTAGATATTGATGATTGGAGTGCTACACATGGATAGACAAGAAGCCATTCGTAAAGCAGCAAGACTTGCAAATGAATATATTAAAAACAGAAACGACGCAGAACAAAAACACAAAGAATTAAATCAACTATTTAAACAATTTCATCTTTCATGGGACGAAATCAACGAGGAGGACAAACACAATGCAAAAAAATAATAATGAAGAAATGTTCACACAAGCGTGTAAACTCACTAATTTAGCGGATCATTTAAGGTTGGTAGAAATGCCACTAGATTATGTAGCGTTAAACAGGGATAACAAAGATAATGGCGCTGTTCATTATTTCTTAAATGAAGAATTAGACAGTGTACAAAACAATATCATAAATATACAAAATCAAATTCAAGAGATTTCAGATGTACTTGTCGATCTATACAATGACAATGATAAAAACGAAGAAGAAAAACTTCAAGAATCTACTAAAAATGCTAGTTTGTTTGAATCATTGGAGGTTGAAAAAGATGATGTACGTTAGCCAAGGTTATAGAACAGCTAAAATGAAGCCGTCAGAGGGGAAGCAAACACCGTTTAAAGAATTGTGGGAGTTCCCGCCACAAAAAGCACCAGAGATAAACGAGAAAAGCAGTCTAAAAGAGATTGACGACTATAAAGCTAATAAAATCGGGTATTTTATCGCTGGGAATTTAAAAAATAATACACGAAATAATAGCAATCTAATAGAAAAGGAATTAGTCACATTAGATTATGACGACTTAGGCAATATGCTGTATACAAAGTTTGTAAATACGATTAAAGAGAAACTAAAAGGTATTCGCTTCATTTTATACCCAACGATCAAGAATAACTTGCCAGATTATGGCATGCGGTATCGGTTAGTAATAGACACTAACCGATCATACAATCAAAAAGAAAATGGTCGTTTGATTGTAAATCTAATTGAACACATTGGGTTACCTTGTGACCCCAAAAGTGAAACTTACAGCCAGTGCATGGGTTTGCCATATCTTAATGCTTGTAGTTCTGAAAAATTAATCGTAAAGCAAGATGGCGAACCGTTGGAAGTAGAAAAATGGCTATATGAACCGAAAAGAAAGGAAAACAAGCTTTCATTTACGACAAATTACAGGAATGTAGGCGGAAAATATACAGGTGTGTTTCTCAATAAGGTTATTGAAGGTACAGCCGAGGGCAACCGTGATGTGTGGCTAACCAGTGTAATAGGCACGATGTTAAATCAAGGTGTAGAGGCGCAAAATGCTTATATGATGGCTGATGTAATCAACCAAAATTTTATTAATCCGCCTTTGAGTGATGAACAAGTGAATAAAATTTATTTGAGCGTATTAGATAAAGAAACAAGAAAGAGAGGGGTTGCTATTTGATGAAGACCATTCCAAAAGATATTGAAAAATCAATTATCAGTTTTGAAAAGGTAAAGCAAGAAGAACCAAAAGAACTTGAACCATTTCATATAAACATTGAAATAAATAAAATCCAAAAAGAAGCTTCAGACAAGGGAGAAAACTATTTCCATGAAGCGATAGAAGAGCTTAAAGAGTCCACGCCAGCTTGGTTCTGGGTAACTGGCGAAATAGATAAGGATAAAAACTATATTATAGAACATGGTTTTGACCATGAAAAAATGGGCGATATGATTATTAAAAGATTTCACCTTGTAAAATATCCAAAGCTACAAGTAGGCGCTGTGTATGGGAAAAAGAAAGGTGCATGGCGTTACTTCGCAGGAAAAGACGAAATGAGATTCTTTGTTGAACGTGAAGTTTTGAGGGAATTGCAAAACTGGGGGTATTACGACCAAAAATATATCCCTTGGTCGAGAATATACATTCTTCAAAAAGTTTACGACCCAAGTTATCCGAGTGAAACGCCGTTTGATAGGAGTAAACCGGAGCTAGTCGTATTTAAAAATGGCACATATAATATCTTGACTGACAAAATGAAACCTCATGAGGCAAAAGATTATATATTGCTTTCGTATGATTATGATTTGGACACTAGCGGTAGAGATACGCCGTACACAGATTCTTTATTAGATGGTTTGGTTGGAGAGAATGCACTTTTCTTAAAGCAATTTATTGGCTATACATTTTACAGAAGCCATGCACCAGCACAAGAAATGGTGTTTCTAAAAGGTTCAGGTGGTGAAGGAAAATCAAGTTTTCTTAACTTTTTATCAGAAAATATCTTTTGTGAAGATAATGTTTCTTCTGTAACACCGCAAGATTTATCAGATGATCGTTTTCAAGTTGTAGAGCTATTAGGCAAAGCTGTAAACGTTAGTGCTGATATTAAAGACGATTATATAGAAGACAGCAGTATTATAAAAAGGTTAACGGGGAATGATTCGCTATTTGCTCAATATAAAGGGGTGCAAGGTTTTACTATGCGAAACCATGCGAAGTTGATATTTAGTGCGAACACATTACCAAGGTTTAAAGACTTAACAGAGGGCTTTTCTCATAGATTGGTTGTTATACCATTTCTAAACGGTAATCAACGTTTAGATTCTGCCACTTTTTGGAAAGAGCATGATATGAACAAGGTCAAAGAAGAAGCAGCAGCGTTTGCTTACTCCTGTATTAGAGAATTTAGAAAGATTTTTGATGGTAAGCGTGCATTGTTTACAAAACCAGAAAGTTTGTTAGAAGCCACTAACAATTGGATCAATGAAAATGACCATATCGGTGAATTTATATCAACTAGTGTCAAAATTCATCCTGGTGACGACAGAGGGGAGCTTTCTTCCACGGTATTTGCTGAATATAAAGCATTTTGCAACCAAAATGGTTATTCCCCCAAATCTAACCAAGAATTGCGTAAATATTTGGAAACCAAAGGGATTACAAAAAGAAAAAGTAGAAGACAGTTTAATGATGGCGGTTCTCGTTCACAAAGGTACATTGGTTTAGAGTTAACAGCTTCTTATATCAATGACGGATTAAATAGGTAAAGTGTCCAAATGGTCCAATTTTTGGGCAACTTTAGTCCAAGTTTTTTCCCGACATACCAGCATTTGGGCAGGTTGTCCAAGTTTTTACCACATATAATGAAATAAAAGATAAGTATAATAAATCTATATATATAAATGTATGTGCAAAAAACCTGGACAACTTGGACCACCCTCATCATATCAAGTGTTACAGCGTTTTTTTTAGGACCAAAACCTGCCCAAACTTGCCCAAAACCTGGACAACAAAACCATAAAGGAGTAGATAAGAATGCAACAAGTACACAGATTTGTAGGAGCAAGACCAGATAACAGAGCTATATTATCAATGAACGAATGGCTAGCAAAGAATGATGATGTAAAAGTGGTTCAGATGGATATACAGAATCAAGGGCATATTGAGATTATCACGATCGTTTATGATGACCTTGCAAACACAAATTACGAACATGAAGAAATGGTTACTATACTACAAAAAATCAATGGTTCAATTTCAGATATAAATTTTAATAAGGAGTGATAATATGAACTGGCAATCAACAAACAACTATCCTTTCCCCAATACTGGGGAAGACCTAGAATTGCGCAAAGCTGCTTATCGGTTCTTTATAAAACGTATGGGCTTTGATAAGCAAGCACCCTATGAACCCGTGAATGACCTATCTAAGCTATTGCATGGGGGTAGGGGATATAACGCAGGACGTACCCCTAGTGACCGTGGCCTATCCTACTACCCATGGCTAGACCATGCCATGTACCTACGGGATACTACTAGGCACTACACTGTACTCCTGACGCAACCTTATCCATATGATAAGAAGCTTGTTACTACTAAAGGTTTAAACATGGCAGACTTAACAACGTTGAAGATGTATGCCAAAGAATTTAGTTTCTATTGGCCAGGAGTAACAGAGATTCATTTAATCACGACTAAAGAAGCAGCTAAACGCTATGAGATTATCATTACACAGATACATGAAGAGTTGTTTCGTGCGTTCTGTGTGGAAGCTGTGAGGCAATTAGATGAAGCCTAAACGATTATGCAATCATGCTGGATGTAATGCATTGGTTGACTATAACCAAACATATTGTAGTAAGCATGAACCAGAAGCAAAGAAGAATCTTTATGACAATTACGAAAATAGAAAAAAGATTGGTGGTAAATACTTTTGGTTTTATAAGTCTAAGCAATGGCAAAGACTATCTAAGCAGTATAGAATCAATCATCCAGTATGTGAGCATTGTTTAAAAGATGGCATTGTACGCCAAGCGGAGTTAGTCGACCATATTATTGAAGTACGTGATGATTGGGATAAACGGTTAGATGAAAATAATCTTCAATCGTTATGCAAGTCTTGCCACTGGAAGAAAACAAAAGAAGAACAAGAAAAAAGGAAAATAAAAAATAATTTTCTGTACTATAACAGATTAAAAATCTGTACTAGTAGCTGAAGAAAAATTCAAAAAATTTATTTTCAAAAAATAAAAATTAAAAAATAAAATAACAAAAATCCCGGGGCGACTAAAACTTTCAGAAAACGAGCCGCCACCCTTTTGTTCATAAAAACCCGATTTAAAAAGGCTTTATATCAACGTTTTAGAACCTAGATTATGTTATATAAAGTCTTTTTTTATCTAATAAAATAACTGTTGCAAAAGATTGTTTACTGTTGTAATCGGGTAATGATATCTGTTATAATAAAGGTGTAGCTGATATAGCACAGACAATAAAATAAAAGGCTTTCGAATAAGAGCGCCCGTGAATCTGTATCGAAAACGACCACACGACCAGCGTAACAGCCTTAACGATAAACAAACAAACAAAAAAGGAGGGGAAAATGTGGCAAATATTAATTTACTAAATGATGAGAAGCAAAAAACGAGCAATGAAGACAATGCACAACGTCAAGACGCTTTGAAAGAGCTGTTCAATCATCAAGACTTTTCAATGACCGAACCCCCCGCCTTTATGCCAACAGCTGCTAAAGACGAATGGCATAGGTTACTTCCTATTTTAAAAAAAGATTTTCCTATGAGTGAAACCGACTATGGCAATTTTGTAGCTTATTGTTTGGCTTTTGCTCGGATAAAACAAGCAGAACATGAAATAAAAAAGTATGGTACGTTTCAAAATAATAAAGATGGCAGCAAACGAGAAAATCCGGCTGTACGTACGCAGTCAAGAGCTATGCATGATCTAAAAGCGGCTTCTACTGCTTTAGGAATGACCATGGTAGAACGTCAGAAAATGGCTTTAAACAAAGCCAAAGCTGAGCCAGAAAGAGACCCATTCGCAGAGTTGATGAATGATGAATGATTACATTGAAAAAGTTTTGTCGGGGGAAATTTTAGCGCCTGAAAAGATAAAAAACGCTTGCCAACGTCATTTAAATGACTTGGAACGTAGCAAGTCCGAAGATTTTTCTTATATCTTTGATGAGAAGCAAGCCGATAAAGCCATTCAGTTTATGGAAATGTTGCCCGGAACAGATGGCCAACCAATTCAAATGTTAGGATTTCAAAAGTTTATCATTGGCAGTCTATACGGCTGGCGGACAAAGCAAGGGGATTTACGGCGTTTTAACCGTGCGTTAGTTTCTATGAGCCGTAAAAACTCTAAAACATATCTTGCTAGTGGGATAGGGGCAAACGCCTTAATCATGGAAAACGAACCCGCAGAGGGCAGACAGGTATTATTTACAGCTAATAGCACCAAACAGGCTAGAATTGGCTATGATATGCTGGCTAATTCACTTCAAGCCGTTTCTAAGCAAAGTAAGTTCATGCGGCAACAGTTGAAAATTATGCAATCAAAAATCGTCCATCAGCCAAGTAACAGCTTTGCTATGGCATTAGCAAGCGAAACCAATACCCTAGATGGCTTTGGGGCAACGGTGGCGATTCGAGATGAAGCCCACGAAGCCAAGACACGTAAAGTAGAAAACGTGCTTAAATCAGGGATGATGGATCAAAAGAATGGCTTACTAGCCACCATAACCACCGCTGGTTTAGATATGAATGTGCCTTTGTATGAAGATTATTTATTAGCTGAACGGATTTTGCAAGGTTTAGATGAATCCGACCGCTATTTTATTGCGATATGGGAATTGGATAACGAAAAAGAAATACACGATCAAGAAAAATGGATTAAAGCAAATCCAATTTTTGAAAACGAGAAGATGAAAGAAACAATGCTTCCAGCTATTCAAGACGATGTAGAACTTGCTTTGAAGCAAGATAATTTAAACGCTGTATTAGTCAAAAACTTCAACCTGTGGCGACAAGCGAGCGAAGATAGTTATTTACCTGCGAAAGACTGGAACGCCGTAGAAGTCCAATCACAGCCGATTAAAGGTAGTCCCGTCTATATTGGTATTGACTTATCAAAAACGGACGATTTAACTTCTGTTTCTTGGATTGTGCCCGTAAATGGCAAGCTTTACTGTAATTCTCATTCTTTTGTGGCTACGAAATACGGCTTAGAAAGCAAGGAAAAAAAAGATGGCTTGCCTTATCGCAAGTTAGAGAAAGAAGGCGAATGTTCCATTACACAACTAGAAAGCGGCATTGTGGATTATGAGCAAGTGTTTACCTTTATTCAAAATCTCATTGAAGAAAACGAGCTTGATTTACAAGGCATTTGCTATGATCCGTTTAATGCTAATAGTATTATTTCTATGGCGGAAAAAGAAAACTATCCAATGTTAGAAGTAAGACAAGGCACACGAACCTTAAACGTGCCAACAAGAACTCTCAGAGAACAAGTTTTTGCGGGTAATATCATTCACCCGAAAAACACTATTTTAACGCATGCCGTCAATAATGCTTTGACTAAGGAAGATAATAACGGTATTCAAATCAACAAAGCTAAAAACAGTAATAAAATTGATCCAATGGCAGCCTTAATCAATGCCTATGTGTTTGCCATGAATCATTATGAAAACCAAGAAAGGAGTGTGGCGGATAATGAATTTTACAAATCTGAAGCATTTTCTTTCTGATAATGTTCAAACGGTTTTGCTTCTCTTAGGTTTTTTATGTATCGTATTAGCCATTATTTTTCTAACAAATATCTTTTATGGTTTGTTAGCGCTGGGAATTATCCTAATAGGTATAGCATTCAGAATTAATTATGAGAAAGGGGGTTAAAACAGTTGGGATTTTTTACGAAAAAGCAAAGTACCACAGGCGACCCATTTCTTGACGCCGTCGTTACTATGCAATCGGACAACCAAAGTTATTCAAGTGTGGGTGCAATCCGTAACAGCGATATTTTTACAGCCGTTTCTATTATTGCCAGTGATGTGGCTTCTAGTCCACTTCAAATTTTGAAAGATGGATTACCTCAGAAAGATAATAAATTAACTGAGTTAATCAACGGGCGACCAAATGAAGTTATGGACGGTTGGCATTTAAAGTTTGCTTTGGCGGTCAATATGTTACTTAATGGAAACAGTTTTGCTGAAATCAAACGTGATAGTAACGAGGTACAAGCTATTGAATTATTGCCAAACTCTTCTGTGACGGTCACACAGACCGACAACGGGGAATTACGTTATAACGTTGGTGATCGGAAACGCCGTATTAAGCCTGAGGATATGTTGCACTTTAAATTCTTTACGCAAGATGGTTTGACAGGATTAAGCCCGCTTTACGGATTAAATGATGAGTTAAGCATTCAAAGAGCAGGGAACAAAATGCTGAAAAATTTCTTTTCTCGTGGTGTAAATGGCAACGGCATTCTAAAAGTAAATAAAGCTGATTTAGACAATGAAGCCAAGAAAAACATTCGAGAAAAATTTGAAGAAGCAAACGGCGCAAATGATGGCGATAATACGCTACGAACCATCATTTTAGATGAATCTATGGACTATAAAACGTTAGAAATTAATACGGATGTGTTAGAACTGGCCAACTCAAAAGATTGGACAAGTCGACAAATCGCGGCCGTCTTTCGTATTCCAGTAGAACGCTTAGGCGTAGAAAATACGCACAGTAACACTTCACAAAGTAGTTTAATTTATGTAAAAGAAACTTTGATTCACTATTTAAATTGTTTTGTTAGCGAGTTAAGCAATAAGTTGGGCAAGAACTTCCGCTTTAATGTGGATCGAATGTTAGAAAGTGATCCAGATACGAAAGTAAAAAATATTTTAGAACAAGTACAAGGCTCACTAATTACGATCAATGAAGGTCGCTCAAAGTTAGGACTCCCGCCAAGAGATGGCGGCGATCGCTTGTTAGCAAGTTTGAATTACACATATTTAGATACTTTAGAAGAGTATCAACGAAAGGAGACCGCAGAAAATGGCGAACAATGAAGAAGATAAAGAAAAACGCTTGACTGAGGAAGCGGATTTGCAAGCTGAAGAATCTAAGGACGAGGAAAGCGAAGGAGAAACAAAAACAATTAGTGGTTATGCTTTGAAATTTGGTGAACCGAGTAAGGATTTAGGCGGGTTTGTTGAAGTCATTACACCCGAAGCGTTAAAAGAAGTGGACTTTTCAAACTGTTTCCTACTCTATGACCACGATTATAGTAAGCCTTTAGCGTCTGTGAAGAATGATACCTTGAAATTAGAGGTAGACGAAACCGGATTACATTTTGAAGCCACATTAAATGATACAACATATGCTAAAGACGTGTACGAGAATGTTTCAACAGGTGTTGTGGACGCTATGAGCTTTGGCTTTGAATTAGGAATTGATTCTTTTGACGAAGACAAAGAGGGCACTGTTACACGCAGTATTAAGAACATTAAAAAACGTACCTGAAGTAAGTGTGGTAACTATGCCCGCTTATGATTCTTCTAACGTGCAAGTAAATAAACGCTCGTACAATGCATTTATGAAACAAAAACAAAAAAAGGAGCTAATAACATGGAAAAGACATTAATTGATGAAAAAAATACAGAAGTACGCGGGTATGAAGATTATATCCGGTCAAAAGGTGAAGTTCGTGACGGGGTCAGTACCGAAAATGCGGCTGCCGTTGTACCCAGCGAAGTCATTGGCGAAGTATTTGACTTAAAACGTTCAAAGTATAATTTAGCGCAATATGCGACCGTAAAAACTGTTTCAAATGGTCAAGGCACTTATCCAGTCTCAACTAATCAAGAAGCCATTTTAGCAACCAAGGAAGAAATGGCGGAAATTGTAGATATTGACGCTGATATGTTTGCCAATGTAGATTACAAAGTGGAAACACGTGCCGGAAAAATTGCTTTATCGAATGAAGTTGTCGAAGATTCGGAAGTAAATATCGTGCAAGAAGTCAAAGACCAATTAACAAAACTTGTAGATAATACGGACAATAAACATATTATTGATTTGTTGAAAGACTTTCCTAAGCAAACAGTTGCCACATTAGACGATTTAAAAGAGGTCAACAATGTTATGCTTGACCCTGCGTTAGATAAGACTGTGATTTTAAATCAATCTGGCTTTAATCATTTAGACACATTAAAAAACTCTGACGGTCGTTATCTCTTGCAACCTGACGTAACCGCACCAAGTGGAAAGAGCCTATTCGGTTTACCCGTTGCGTTAGTCAGTGATAAATTATTAGCTAATCCAAAAGCAGGTACTTATCCAATGATTGTAGGCGATATTGCGCAGTCGGTCTTTGTGGCTCGTCGTAATCAAGTAACTACACAGTGGGAAAAATTCGACTTCTATTCTCAAGGCTTAGCGGCTATTATTCGCAATGACTATGAAAAAATTGACGAAGAAGCTTCTGTATACGTTGAGTTTACACCTAATGACGGTGAAGCGGTGGAGTAACAGCGTCAATAATCGGAACGGCTAAGGCGGACAAAACAAGACTAGAAAATTAAATGAGGTGGGGAATGCATAAGCGTGTGTTCCCCGCTTTTTTTGTAACAGGAGGGAAAATTATGGTTAAAGTTGATGATATGAAAAACAGCTTACGAATTGACCATAGCATGGACGATAATTTATTAGAACAACTTATTGCCACAGCTGAAAGTTATGTGGTTCATGCGGTAGATAGTCAATTAGGTAAACAAGAATATGAGAAATATAAACAATTTGATTGGGCAGTGTCATTATTAGTGCAACATTGGTATATTAACCAGCAAATTTCAGACGTGGAACACATACCATTTACAGTAACAAGCTTAATCCAGCAATTGAGAGGGAGTGTGTGATATGCCGATCGTGAATCATCCGAATGAGCTGCAAGAACGTGTGACTTTTATCGAATTAGTTGAATCTGATGGCCCAGAAGCAGGCATGACCGAAGAGAAAGAGCTTTTTTCTTGTTGGGCAAAAGTCCGTACACAGTTTATTCAAAATATAAAAGCGCAATTTGACACAGAATATCAAAATTCATTGGAAATTGTAATTCGCCAGCAGCAAGATTATTCAATAGATGGTGAAATGAAATTAAGATGGCGTGACAAGGATTATAACATTCTTGAAATCAATCCAGATTATGACGAAAAAGCTTATATGGTGCTAGTTGTAAAGGCTTAAAAAGTTAATTTACAGTTGTAAACATAAGTGGAAAATGGTATAATATAAACAAGCAAAAAGAAGATTGATCGTCTTTATTATGCTAGGGTAGCGCCCGAACCGATTGCCGGACTGAAAAATTGTAGCAAGTTGCTAGCGAGCTTGTGGACTAGGAAAAGCAAACGGTAAGACGTCGTAAATTTATAAAGTAAGAAGGCGGTGTAAATCGCCTACTATCTTTGTATAACCATAAAAAAAAGTATAATAGTTAAAGGATACGAAGCGTTTTAGCTAAGGGGCTTATAAGGGTGTATCTTCGCCAAAGTTGACAAAGTAAATAAGGTTACTGGCGTTACTATATTCTTTTCGCCTCTTCTTTCTTTTTCTTTTTTCTTAAGGCCATTCTTTTTTAAGAGTGGCCTCTTTCTCTTTATATCAAGCATTCTAAGCCTTTTTAATGGGGGAATCGTTCATCCAAAAAGTTTTAAAGTGCTTAGAATGGCCATATATACATAAAAAAAGCCTACCAGTAACCACTGATAGACTATAAAAAAACATTCAGTTTTAGCTAAACATTCCAATCGACACCTATATTATAGCATAAGATAAGAGAAAATGTATGTATCCTTTAAAAAAAATATGTACGCCCCAGTGCAAAAAAAGTTTATCGTATTCAAAAACGTATTCAATAAATAGGAAAACACCTATAAATGCTGACGCAACAGCATTCTATGTTTCTTCTAAGGAGAGTACGGGATTTGAACCCGTGCGCCGCTTTTAAACGGTTCGCTGGATTTCGAGTCCAGTGCATTACCACTCTGCCAACTCTCCGTATCCGCAAATAGTATTCTCTCATTTTTTTATAAAAATGCAAGAGATATTTTTTTATTTTCTAGAAAATATCCAATAAAAATCGCAAACAAAAGATACCAGAATCGCTTGCTATTGTAAACACCTACGAATGATTTACTAGTGATACTGGTATCTTTTTGTAAAAGCTAAATAGCTAATAATTCTTCTAGATAATCAACCATACCTTCTTCATCATTCGTTTTGGTTGTCACATCATTAGCTACACTTTTTAATTGATCTGTTCCGTTTTTCATTGCAACACCCCAACCAGCATACTCAAGAAGTTCAACGTCGTTATGTTCATCACCAAAGGCAACGATATCTTTCTGTTTTATTTGCATTGCTTCAGCTACTAAGGACACGGCCATTGCTTTTTGTACACCTTTTGGCACGACTTCTAAAATTGTATCTTTCCCGCCCCATGTTTTTACGTCAATTTCATTAGAGAATTGTTGTGCTAAAGCTTCGGTTACAAAACTTGCAAATTCGTTTTTAGTTTTAAGCATGATAGAAGTAGGATTTGTTTTTAATTGAGGAAATAAGTTTGCTTCAGTGGCAATATCTGTAGCAAAAAATTCTTTTTGAAAATTTTCTAGTTTATCGATAAAAAACGTTTGACGGTTTTCGGCAGCAACAAAGTCTAGATGTAACTGTTCTTTTTTCTCTAATATCTCAAAAGCAATTTCGCGAGGAACAGAAAATTCCTTTTCATAGGTCCACTTTTCTTTTGGTTTATGAATTAAGCTCCCATTGAAATTAACCATAGGTGTATCTAAATGTAGTTGTTGGTAGTAATGAGCACTCATACGGTAAGGTCGACCTGTGGCAATACTAATAATATGTCCTTTATCGCGAGCTTTTTGTAAAATTTGAGCTGTTCTAGAAGAGATCAGCGAAGCATTATTTAATGTTGTTCCGTCTAAATCGAGGGCGATTAATTTTTTTGGCATAAAGTTCTCCCTTACTAATAATTTTTTCTAGTTTACCATAAATTCGCTTTTTTACAAGCGAATATAGACAAAGAACATTTTTTCTTTGGGTAAAACACGAACATTATATTCTTATTTATTTATTTTGTTAAGAAATTATTGAACTATAGAGCGAAACTATCTATAATTGATATTTGTTCAAGGTAAAAGTGGAATTTATGAGCTGTTCGCATTTTCATTGGACATGATATTTTCTAAGGAGTGAAAGAAAAAATGGAGAGACTTTTCAAGTTACAAGAAAATGGTACTAATGTTTCAACAGAAATCATGGCAGGGGTAACAACATTTTTTGCTATGAGTTATATCCTATTTGTAAATCCTACGATATTATCAGCTTCTGGTATGCCATTTCAAGCAGTTTTCTTGGCCACTATTATTGCTGCTATCATTGGAACTTTAGTAATGGGTCTATTTGCGAACGTGCCTTATGCTCAAGCCCCTGGTATGGGATTAAACGCTTTTTTTACCTACACAGTTGCTTTTGGTCTAGGTTATAGTTGGCAGCAAGCACTAGCGATGGTATTTATTTGCGGTTTGATCAATATTTTTATAACAATAACAAAAATTCGGAAATTGATTATCCATGCTATTCCAGAAAGCATGCAACATGCCATCGGCGGAGGTATTGGAGTTTATGTTGCTTATATTGGTTTGAAAAACGCTAATTTATTAACTTTTTCAGCTGATTCTGATTCCATTATTGGCGCAACAATAGAAGGTGGGGAAGTCGTTAGTGCTGATATTAACGGAGGAATTGTTCCTGCTTTAGTTAACTTTGATAATCCTGCAGTTGTTCTGTCACTCATTGGTTTAATTTTAATGACAATTTTAGTAGTAGCCAATGTACGTGGGGCTGTATTACTTGGGATTGTCGGGACGACGATCATTGGTATTCTGATGGGTGTAGTTGATTTGAGCGCTGTTGATTTGAGCGATAACTCATTAAGTCAATCTATCAATGAACTAGGAACAACTTTCGGTGCCGCTTTTGGTCAAGAAGGTATGCAGTCATTATTTAGTGATTCAGGTAGAATTCCGCAAGTTATTATGACGATTATTGCTTTTAGTTTAGCTGATATTTTTGACACAATTGGTACATTTATCGGAACAGGACGTCGCACAGGTATTTTTTCAAAAGAAGACGAAAATGCTCTGGACGACAGTAAAGGGATGAACACTAAAATGGATCGTGCTTTATTTGCTGATGCGATTGCTACCTCTGTTGGAGCTATTTTTGGGACGTCAAATACCACGACTTTTGTTGAATCTGCAGCAGGAATTGGCGTAGGAGGAAGGACGGGGTTAACCTCTGTGACAGTGGCTGTTATGTTTGCCTTAAGCAGTCTGTTTTCTCCTCTAATTGCGATTGTTCCGGCCCAAGCAACAGCTCCGGCATTAGTATTAGTGGGAGTTATGATGCTTTCTTCTTTTAAAGACATTGATTGGACGCGCTTGGAAGATGCAGTTCCTGCGTTTTTTTGCTTCGATTTTCATGGCGTTGTGCTATAG